CAAATACAAGCTCCTGCATTTAATGTAGTAGGTGCAACACAAGAAAGTCAATTGGCTCAAACAATATCACAAGCCGAACAACAGCCAATAAAAGCTTTCGTTGTAGCATCTGATGTATCAACAGCACAGGAACTTGAACGTAGTACGATAGAAGGAGCTTCTATAGGATAATAAAACAAAATAAACTTAATATGGTTATTTAGATATGGAAAAGATAATAGAACTTATTATAGACGAAGAAAATGAGATTAGTGGTATTGAAGCTATCTCTGTCGTTGAAAATCCAGCAATAGAAGAAGACTTTATTGCACTAAAAGAGCATAAAGATATTAAACTTGCAGAAGTAGATGCAGAACAAAGGATTCTTATGGGTCCTGCACTTATACCTAACAAGAAGATATTTAGAAAAGGAGAAGAAGATGATTACTACATATACTTCTCTGAAGATACAGTTAGAAAAGCATCTGAATTATTCTTTATAAAAAGTAAACATCAAAACTCTACATTTGAACATTCATTTGAATTATCTGATATGTCAGTTGTAGAATCTTGGCTAATAGAAGACCCTAAAAATGATAAAGCATCAGCTTATGGTTTTGACCTACCAAAAGGAACTTGGATGGTATCAATGAAAGTATTAAATGATGATGTATGGAAAGCAGTAAAAGAAGGAGAAGTAAAAGGATTTTCTATAGAAGGATATTTTGCTGATGGACTTGAAAGACCAAAAGAAAGCGTAGAAGAAAATGCTTGCTCTGAATGTTTAAGTGAACTTAATGCAGAGTTTGATCTTGCAGAAGTATTAGCAAGCTTAACTGAAGAAGTAGAGCTTGAATCTTATGGAGGTTATCCACAGTCTGCAAAGAACAATGCTAAAAGAGGTATTGCTTTAAACGAAAAAGTAAACAATAAATGTGCAACTCAAGTTGGTAAGGTTAGAGCAAGACAGCTTGAGAAAGGAGAGAAATTTACTCTACCTACATTAAAAAGAATATATTCTTATTTATCAAGAGCAGCTGCTTATTATGATCCAGGTAACAATGAAGCTTGTGGTACTATTTCATATTTATTATGGGGTGGTAAATCAATGCTTAACTGGACAACATCTAAACTAAAAGGACTTGATGCTATAGAAGCATCTTCAACAATTATAGATGGAAGAGCTGCCTATTCAACACAAGAAGAAGCAGAAAAAGCTGCTGAAGATATAGGTTGTTCAGGGTATCATACACACGAGTACGAAGGAGATGTATGGTATATGCCTTGTGAGGAACACAATCTAAAGCTTCCTTGCACAGAAGGATATGAGCAAATAGGAATGAAAGATAAAGATGGTAGAAAGGTTCCTAATTGTGTTCCAATAAAAAGATGAAAAGAAGAAAAAATGCAACATTAAGTTATTCTTCTCCAAGAAGTTCATCAAGAGCTTGTTTGTGTCCTGATGGTAGAACATATTCAATAAAATGCTGTGATGGAACATTAGAAGCACAAGGAATAGGAAGCATACATAGGACAACTAATTATTTATTACAAGAAAATATAGATTTCATATTACAAGAAGACAACAGTAAAATAAAATTATAATGGCAGATAAAAAAATATCCGAATTAAACGCAGTAACTGCATCTAATATAGATGGGACAGAAGTATTACCAATAGTAGATTCATCTGAAACAAAAAAAATAACTGCTTTAGAACTTCAACGTTATATTGTAAATCATTTAGAACCTACATCAGTTACAGTAAGCGTAGCAGGAGGAACTATTGATTTAGATGCTTCTACTTATGATGAAGCAGAGCTTATTGTACTTTCTTGGTCTGGTTCAAATGGAACTATAGAACTCACTTTACCTGATGCAACAGCAACTAAAAATTTAAATAGAGTAATTAGAATTATATCTGATTCTACATTTACTACTTCAACACACGCAGATTTAACTCCTGTATCAGGACAAAATTTAGATGGTAGTTCAAGTGCTTACAGAATCAACAAAGCTTATGAGGGGATTATGGTTTGGTGTAATGGAACAGAATGGTTTGTAGTACAACAGAAAGCATAAAAATACAACAAAGTATTTAAAATCAGTAATAACTATAAATAAGAATCTTATGAAAGCAAGTGAAATTGTAACTAAAATCAAAGATGTTCTTTTATCAACTAATACAGAGGAAGAAGTAACTACTCCTGAAGTTGAATTAAAAGAAGAAGCTCCTAAAGCTAAAAAGAAAGAAGCTAAGAAGGAGATTAAAGAGGAAGCTCCTAAAGCAGAAGTTAGACAAGTATCCTACTCTGCAGAAGAATCAGCTGACGAACTACAAGAGGAAAACTACGAGGAGAATCCAGTAGAAGAAGCTCCTGCTGTAGAGTATGCTACTAAAGACGAAGTGTCAGAACTTAAGTCTATGGTAGAGAAATTAAGAGGTATGATTGAAGCTAAAGAAGAAGCTAAAGAAGAAGTTCCACAAGAACTATCTGCTGACGAGCCTGCTGAAGCAATTAATCATTCACCAGAAAACGAAGTAAGTGGAAAGATTGGTGTTAGGTTTGCTCCAAACGCAAATAGAAACACTACTTACAATAGAGTATTAAACGCAATAAGTAAATAATAATTAAATTAATTTAAAATGGCAACAACAACTAATATAAGTTCAAGTTACGCTGGTGAATTCGCTGGAAAATATATTTCTGCAGCTTTATTATCAGGTAAAACTTTAGCAGAAGGTAATATTACAGTAGTACCTAATGTTAAATATAAACAAGTAATGAAGAAAGTGGCAACAGATGGCATCGTAAAAAATGCAGTTTGTGATTTTGACCCAACATCAACACTTACTCTTACTGAAAGAATCTTACAACCAGAGGAGTTTCAAGTGAATCTTCAGTTATGTAAGGAAAATTTTAGAGACGACTGGGAAGCAGTACAAATGGGATATTCTGCATTTGACAACTTACCATCTAACTTCTCTGACTTTTTAATTGCTCACGTAGCAGATAAAGTAGCTCAAAGAATGGAAACTAACATCTGGACAGGTACTAACGCAACTGCTGGTCAGTTCGATGGTTTCATTACTACATTAGGTGCTGATGGTGACGTTAATGACGTAACAGGTACAGCTTCAACTGCAGCTAACATTATTACAGAGCTTGGTAAAATTGCTGACGCAATTCCATCTACAGTATATGGTTCAGAAGATATGACTATCTACTTACCTTCTAATATGTATAGAAACTACATTAGAGCATTAGGTGGATTTGGAGCTTCAGGATTAGGAGCAGCAGGTACAAACAATCAAGGTACACAGTGGTATAACAATGGTGCTGGTCTTCAGTTTGATGGTATTCAAATTGCATTAGCTCCAGGATTATCTGATAACGATGCTGTAGCAGCACAAAAATCAAACTTATTCTTTGGAACAGGTCTATTATCTGACCAAAACGAAGTTAAAGTAATTGATATGGCTGATCTTGATGGTTCTCAAAATGTGAGAGTTGTTATGAGATTTACTGCTGGTATTCAGCACGGAATTGGAGATGAAGTAGTATTATACGCTACATCATAATAAATAACTGTTTAACTTAAGAAAGGGTAGGTAAGCCTTGAGCCTACCACCCTTTTTTTATATAAAAAATAAAAATTATGGCTTGTGATTTATCATTAGGAAGAAAAGAACCTTGTAAAGATGTCGTTGGTGGAATAAAAAATGTTTATTTCGTTGACTACGGAGATTTAGGTTCTGTTACATTAACAAATGACGAAATTACCAATTTAACTAATTCAAGTACTGTAGTTTGCTACAAATACGAGTTAAAAGGTAATTCTTCATTAGAACAAACAGTAAACGCTTCAAGAGAAAACGGAACTACTTTTTATGAGCAAACATTAAATTTAACTCTTAAGAAATTATCTAAAGAAGATAACAAAGAATTAAAGTTATTAGCTTATGGAAGACCTCACGTTGTTGTTGAAGATTATAACGGTAATTGTATGATGGTTGGTCTTGAACACGGTGCAGATGTGTCAGGCGGTACAATTGTAACTGGTGCTGCAATGGGAGACTTAAGTGGATATACATTAACATTAACTGGTATGGAAACAACTCCAGCTAACTTTATGACTGTAGATTCTACTGATGCGTTATTCCCATTCAGTGAATTTGCTGGATTAACAGGAACTCCTGCAGCTACTATTACAGTAGGTAGCTAACTCTTAAACATAGAGGATTTTCTTAAACACAGAAAGGGGACTTTAATAGTCCTCTTTTTTTTTGAACAACATTAAGCTTTATAAGTTATATAGGTATGATAAGATTATCACCAACAACTTCATCTCAAACAATTAGCATAATTCCAAGAGCTTACACTGTTGCGAGTGACTTATCTATGGTTATTATAGAAGACGGTACAAGAAAAACTCAAACTATAACAGATATTACTTCAAGTCTTTCATCAGATGGTAATTACTTGCAGATGTCTGTGGCTTTTAGTATTTTAACAGCTGAAAACAGCTATTCTTTTGAGTTAAAACAAGGAAGTACATTACTCTATAGAGGTAAAGGTTATTGTACTTCTCAAACAGATAATACAACAGATCATACATTAAATAGTAATAAGTATGACCAATATACAGGGACAGATACAGATAGCCAAAAATATATCGTAATATGAGCAAAGTAAAAGTAATAAACCTATCAGGGTACGAGGTGCCAAGCATAAAAGAATCAACCAGATATGATTGGGTTGAATATGGTGACAATAATAACTATTTTGGAGACATTATAGATAGATACACTGGGAGTCCAACAAACTCAAGATGTATTAATGGTATCACAGATTTAATTTATGGTAGAGGATTAGACGCAACAGATTCAGAAGATAATTCTGTTCAGTTTGGTCAAATGCAACAAATACTAAAAGATGTAGATGTAAGAAGAATTACAGGAGACTTAAAACTTTTAGGTCAAGCATCTATACAAGTTGTATATAATAAAAGGAAAACAAAGATAATGCAGTTAAAGCATTTTCCTACTGAAACATTAAGAGCAGAGAAAGCAAAAGACGGTAAAATAAAAGCATATTACTATCATCCTAAATGGAGTGAAATAAAGCCTTCTGATAAGCCTAAAAGAATACCAGCATTTAAGTTTGGTAAAAAAAGTGAAAACGTAGAGATATACTGTATAAAGCCTTATAGAGCAGGTTTCTATTATTATTCTCCAGTTGATTATCAAGGATGTTTACAGTATTGTAATTTAGAGGAAGAAGTATCTAATTATCATATTAATAATATACAGAATGGACTGCAGCCTTCTTTACTGTTAAACTTTAACAATGGTATTCCAGGTGATGAAGCACAAGAGATTATAGAAAGAAAGATATATGAAAAGTTTAGCGGAAGTAGTAATGCAGGTAGATTTATATTAGCCTTTAATGATAATGCAGAAAACCAATCAACTGTTGAACCTATTCATCTACCAGATGCTCACGCACAATATGACTTTTTAGCTAAAGAATCAAGAGAGAAGATAATGATTGGTCACGGTGTTGTATCTCCAATATTACTTGGTATTAAAGATAATACTGGTTTTGGTAATAATGCAGAAGAATTAAGAACTGCAAGTGTTTTAATGGATAACATTGTTATTAGACCATTTCAGACCCAACTAATCAACTCATTTAATGAGCTGTTATCGTTTAATGGTATAAACCTTAATCTTTACTTTGTTACTCTACAACCAATTGAGTTTACAGAACTTGATAATATTGAAACAAAGATTAAAAGAGAAGAAGAGACTGGTGAAAAGTTGTCAAGTCAAGAAAAAGAAGACTTTACAGATGAAGAAGGTGATGACATCTTATCACAATTAGAGTCTTTAGGGGAAAAGATTGATGACAGTGACTGGGAACTTGTTCATACAGAAAAAGTAGAAGACACAGAAGCAGAATTTGACTTTACTAAACTTGCAGAAGTATCAAAAGATGATGCTAAACCTAATAAGAAGTCTTCACAAGACAATTCAACATATAAGGTTCGCTACTCTTATGGTCCTGTAAGAAATTCTGCTAACAGCAGACGTTTTTGTCAAAGAATGGAACTGTTAACAGGTCAAAATTTAGTATTTAGAAAAGAAGATATAAATATGATGTCTTTTAGAGGTATAAATAAAGAATTAGGTCATAAAGGACAGAATTATTCATTATTTAAGTTTAAAGGAGGTGTAAATTGTCATCACTATTGGGAAATGAAGGTGTATAAGAGAAGAGTTAATGATAATAACCTTGTTAGTGAGTCAGAAGCAATAAAAGATGGCTTAAAAGAGCCTAAAAACCCTTCAGAGGTATCAGTTGCACCTAAAAATATGCCTAATAACGGACATCATCCAAATTATAAGAAATGAAAGCATTATTTATAACATTAGAAGAATTAAAAAGAAAGTCTATAATAGATGGAAATGTAGATACTGATAAACTAATACAGTTTGTTGAAGTAGCACAAGATACTTATATACAAACGCAATTAGGTACAGCTTTATATAATAAATTACAATCAGATGTAGTTAACAGTTCTTTATCTGGAGATTATTCAACTCTTGTAAATACATATTTAAAGCCAATGCTTATTTGGTTTAGCCAATCAGAATATATGAAATATGCAGCTTTTCAAATTAGCAATGGAGGTGTATTTAAACATAGATCAGAAAACAGTGATTCAGCATCATTAGAAGAAATAAACAATCTGGTACATCAAGCTAAATCTACTGCAGACTTCTATACACAAAGGTTTATTGACTATATGGATTCAAATAGTGAATTGTATCCAGAATATATAGGCTCACAAGATGGAGGTATGTATCCAGAAAGAGATCAAAATATGACAGGATGGGTATTATAAAGAAGAAAAAAACATATAAACCTAAAGAAAGAAAACGAAATTAAATTAAAGAGTTATATAGAAAAGATAAAAAATGTCATTCGGAAATATATGATGAAAGTTGGTGGGGAAATGATAGTGAATCTAATAATTGGGGAATAATTTATTCAGTATAAGAAAATGGGATTTGGTTCAGTATATAGTGTAAGTTGGTTTGGGAGCGTTAATGAAGCGAATGGATGGGGTATATGGTTCAGAAGATATGACTATCTACTTACCTTCTAATATGTATAGAAACTACATTAGAGCATTAGGTGGATTTGGAGCTTCAGGATTAGGAGCAGCAGGTACAAACAATCAAGGTACACAGTGGTATAACAATGGTGCTGGTCTTCAGTTTGATGGTATTCAAATTGCATTAGCTCCAGGATTATCTGATAACGATGCTGTAGCAGCACAAAAATCAAACTTATTCTTTGGAACAGGTCTAATGTCTGACCAAAACGAAGTAAAAGTAATTGATATGGCTGATCTTGATGGTTCTCAAAATGTGAGAGTTGTTATGAGATTTACTGCTGGTATTCAGCACGGAATTGGAGATGAAGTAGTATTATACGCTACATCATAATAAATAACTGTTTAACTTAAGAAAGGGTAGGTAAGCCTTGAGCCTACCACCCTTTTTTTATATAAAAAATAAAAATTATGGCTTGTGATTTATCATTAGGAAGAAAAGAACCTTGTAAAGATGTCGTTGGTGGAATAAAAAATGTTTATTTCGTTGACTACGGAGATTTAGGTTCTGTTACATTAACAAATGACGAAATTACCAATTTAACTAATTCAAGTACTGTAGTTTGCTACAAATACGAGTTAAAAGGTAATTCTTCATTAGAACAAACAGTAAACGCTTCAAGAGAAAACGGAACTACTTTTTATGAGCAAACATTAAATTTAACTCTTAAGAAATTATCTAAAGAAGATAACAAAGAATTAAAGTTATTAGCTTATGGAAGACCTCACGTTGTTGTTGAAGATTATAACGGTAATTGTATGATGGTTGGTCTTGAACACGGTGCAGATGTGTCAGGTGGTACAATTGTAACTGGTGCTGCAATGGGAGACTTAAGTGGATATACATTAACATTAACTGGTATGGAAACAACTCCAGCTAACTTTATGACTGTAGATTCTACTGATGCGTTATTCCCATTCAGTGAATTTGCTGGATTAACAGGAACTCCTGCAGCTACTATTACAGTAGGTAGCTAACTCTTAAACATAGAGGATTTTCTTAAACACAGAAAGGGGACTTTAATAGTCCTCTTTTTTTTTGAACAACATTAAGCTTTATAAGTTATATAGGTATGATAAGATTATCACCAACAACTTCATCTCAAACAATTAGCATAATTCCAAGAGCTTACACTGTTGCGAGTGACTTATCTATGGTTATTATAGAAGACGGTACAAGAAAAACTCAAACTATAACAGATATTACTTCAAGTCTTTCATCAGATGGTAATTACTTGCAGATGTCTGTGGCTTTTAGTATTTTAACAGCTGAAAACAGCTATTCTTTTGAGTTAAAACAAGGAAGTACATTACTCTATAGAGGTAAAGGTTATTGTACTTCTCAAACAGATAATACAACAGATCATACATTAAATAGTAATAAGTATGACCAATATACAGGGACAGATACAGATAGCCAAAAATATATCGTAATATGAGCAAAGTAAAAGTAATAAACCTATCAGGGTACGAGGTGCCAAGCATAAAAGAATCAACCAGATATGATTGGGTTGAATATGGTGACAATAATAACTATTTTGGAGACATTATAGATAGATATACTGGGAGTCCAACAAACTCAAGATGTATTAATGGTATCACAGATTTAATTTATGGTAGAGGATTAGACGCAACAGATTCAGAAGATAATTCTGTTCAGTTTGGTCAAATGCAACAAATACTAAAAGATGTAGATGTAAGAAGAATTACAGGAGACTTAAAACTTTTAGGTCAAGCATCTATACAAGTTGTATATAATAAAAGGAAAACAAAGATAATGCAGTTAAAGCATTTTCCTACTGAAACATTAAGAGCAGAGAAAGCAAAAGACGGTAAAATAAAAGCATATTACTATCATCCTAAATGGAGTGAAATAAAGCCTTCTGATAAGCCTAAAAGAATACCAGCATTTAAGTTTGGTAAAAAAAGTGAAAACGTAGAGATATACTGTATAAAGCCTTATAGAGCAGGTTTCTATTATTATTCTCCAGTTGATTATCAAGGATGTTTACAGTATTGTAATTTAGAGGAAGAAGTATCTAATTATCATATTAATAATATACAGAATGGACTGCAGCCTTCTTTACTATTAAACTTTAACAATGGTATTCCAGGTGATGAAGCACAAGAGATTATAGAAAGAAAGATATATGAAAAGTTTAGCGGAAGTAGTAATGCAGGTAGATTTATATTAGCATTTAATGATAATGCAGAAAACCAATCAACTGTTGAACCTATTCATCTACCAGATGCTCACGCACAATATGACTTTTTAGCTAAAGAGTCAAGAGAGAAGATAATGATTGGTCACGGTGTTGTATCTCCAATATTACTTGGTATTAAAGATAATACTGGTTTTGGTAATAATGCAGAAGAATTAAGAACTGCAAGTGTTTTAATGGATAACATTGTTATTAGACCATTTCAGACCCAACTAATCAACTCATTTAATGAGCTGTTATCGTTTAATGGTATAAACCTTAATCTTTACTTTGTTACTCTACAACCAATTGAGTTTACAGAACTTGATAATATTGAAACAAAGATTAAAAGAGAAGAAGAGACTGGTGAAAAACTATCAAGTCAAGAAAAAGAAGACTTTACAGATGAAGAAGGTGATGACATCTTATCACAATTAGAGTCTTTAGGGGAAAAGATTGATGACAGTGACTGGGAACTTGTTCATACAGAAAAAGTAGAAGACACAGAAGCAGAATTTGACTTTACTAAACTTGCAGAAGTATCAAAAGATGATGCTAAACCTAATAAGAAGTCTTCACAAGACAATTCAACATATAAGGTTCGCTACTCTTATGGTCCTGTAAGAAATTCTGCTAACAGCAGACGTTTTTGTCAAAGAATGGAACTGTTAACAGGTCAAAATTTAGTATTTAGAAAAGAAGATATAAATATGATGTCTTTTAGAGGTATAAATAAAGAATTAGGTCATAAAGGACAGAATTATTCATTATTTAAGTTTAAAGGAGGTGTAAATTGTCATCACTATTGGGAAATGAAGGTGTATAAGAGAAGAGTTAATGATAATAACCTTGTTAGTGAGTCAGAAGCAATAAAAGATGGCTTAAAAGAGCCTAAAAACCCTTCAGAGGTATCAGTTGCACCTAAAAATATGCCTAATAACGGACATCATCCAAACTATAAGAAATGAAAGCATTATTTATAACATTAGAAGAGTTAAAAAGAAAGTCTATAATAGATGGAAATGTAGATACTGATAAACTAATACAGTTTGTTGAAGTAGCACAAGATACTTATATACAAACGCAATTAGGTACAGCTTTATATAATAAATTACAATCAGATGTAGTTAACAGTTCTTTATCTGGAGATTATTCAACTCTTGTAAATACATATTTAAAGCCAATGCTTATTTGGTTTAGCCAATCAGAATATATGAAATATGCAGCTTTTCAAATTAGCAATGGAGGTGTATTTAAACATAGATCAGAAAACAGTGATTCAGCATCATTAGAAGAAATAAACAATCTGGTACATCAAGCTAAATCTACTGCAGACTTCTATACACAAAGGTTTATTGACTATATGGATTCAAATAGTGAATTGTATCCAGAATATATAGGCTCACAAGATGGAGGTATGTATCCAGAAAGAGATCAAAATATGACAGGATGGGTATTATAAAGAAGAAAAAAACATATAAACCAAAGAAAGAAAACGAAATAAAATTAAAGAGTTATATAGAAAAGATAAAAGATGTCGTTTGGAAGCGTATATAGTGTAAGTTGGTTTGGGAGCGTTAATGAAGCGAATGGATGGGGTATAGTATATCCTTTTGATGCAGATGGCTCTTATTTAACAGTAGATACGACATTATTTAGTGCAGATAGCACAACTTTAACAGCAGACGCAACAGTATATTAAAATAAAATAAAATGGCAAAACAAACAATAAATATAGGTACTTCAGCGAATGATGGGACAGGTGACCCATTAAGAAGTGCTATGGATAAGACAAATGATAACTTTACAGAGTTATATAATGGTGCTGGTGGTGTTGCTGATGGAGCAGTTACTACAGCAAAATTAGCAGCAGATGCTGTAGATTCAGATAAAATAGCTGATGGAGCAGTTGATACAGTTCATATTGCTGATTTAAACATTACTACAGCTAAAATAGCAGCAGACGCAGTAAGTTATGCTAAATTAGGTGCAGAGTTTACTACTGCAGCAGCATTAAGTGGTACATCTGTAGATTGGGCAACTGCTACAACATTTACTAAAACATTAGGGAGTAATACAACATTAACATTTGCAAATGTATCAACAGGTATGCAAATCAATTTAGTTATAAGTGGTAACTACACTTTAACTTTACCTACAAGTGTAAAAGAACTTACAAATGCTTCAACGTATGATGGAAGTGGAGAAAATTTAATTAGTATAGTTTCTACAAATGGAAACACAGAACAATTCGCAACAATAAATAAAGTAGCATAATATGAAAGCAGTAAATAACGCAGGTGTAATAACTTTTTATCAATCATTACCTAATTCATTTAGGTCATCAACAGGACTGCATTTAAACGTAAAAGGGTGGAGTGATAACGAAATGAAAGACAATGGTCTTTTTGATGTAATCATAGATGATGGTTATGATTCAAGAATACACGATTTAGGTGAAATATATTGGGACACAGGAGCAACTGTATTTAGAAAAGACAAATCTAATAAGTCATTTGATAAAACAGTAAGCGAATTAAAAGAACAGGCTATTAGCAACTTTAAAAGTAGAATTGGTGGTGAACTTGCAAAAACAGATTGGTATATAATTAGAGAAATGGATAATGGAGCTGATGTACCAGAAGATATAGTTGATGCAAGAGTAGCTTTAAGAGAATTATCAGATACAGTTGAATCGGAAATAAATGCACTAACTACTAAAGCAAAAGTTATTACATACGATTTCCCAAACATTTAATAAATGGGTTTAAATAAAAGATTAATTGGTGCAGGTGCTACTGCAAGTGGTGCATTAACTCCAAGTGAAAACTTTAAGGTGGTTACTTTTACTGGAGATGGTACCTCATCAAAATTTATTGAAGTTGGTTTTACTCCTGATTTTGTTTGGATAAAAGGCAGAAATGCAAGTAGTGAACATAAAACAATAGATTCATCAAGAACTGCAGGTTGTTTACTATATACAAACCTGACTAATGCTGAAGATTGTAATTCCTCACACGCAGTAATTGAAACAAATGGTTTTAATGTTAAGGGCAATCCTAATGTTAATGGTAGAGAATATGTAGCTTGGTGTTGGAAAGCAAACGGAGGAACTACGAGCAGCAATACTGATGGGGATATTACAAGTACAGTACAAGCAAATACAGATGCAGGATTTTCAATAATTAAATATACGGGACTGGAAGTAATGCATCAATTGGTCATAATTTAGGAGTTGCACCAGAAATAATATTTATCAAGAAGACATCAGGAAGTTCAGATTGGGTAGTAGGTGCTTTAGAGTGGACAAAATATTTAGAGTTAAATGGTACTCCTGCATTTAGAACTGCAAATGTTTGGCAAGATACTGCACCAACAAGTTCAGTTTTTACACTTACATCAGGTAGTGATGTAAACGGAAGTGGAAGTGATTATATAGCTTATGCTTTTGCTTCAATTGATGGCTTTTCAAAGATTGGCTCATACACAGGTACAGGTGCGGCAGGTAACTTAATAGAAACAGGATTTGAACCTGCATTTATAATGATAAAAAGAACAGATGCTGCAGCAAGTTGGTTAATGTTTGATAACAAAAGAAATTTAACAAATCCAAGAAACAATAGATTAGAAGCAAATAATGCTGATGCCGAAGTTGTTGGAAGCACAAGTAAATTTGTATATTTTTATTCTAATGGATTTGAACCTCAAATTTCAAATAGTGATATAAATGGTTCAGGAGCTACATATATCTATATGGCATTTGCTTCAGACCCTGACACAGAAGCACCAACACTTGCAGATAGTTTTGCAGTAAAAACTTATACAGGTAATAGTGGTACACAAAGCATTACAGGTTTAGATTTTAGTCCAAATTTAGTTTGGATAAAAGAAAGAGGACCGAGTGCTGAAAATCATAACTTATTTGACACCTTAAGAGGAGCAACAAAATTTATACAATCAAATAATACAAATGCAGAAAGTACAGGTGGAGCAACACTTACTTCTTTTGATGCAGATGGATTTACATTAGGACTTGATAATGAAATTAATGATAGTGCTTCAACCTACGTTGCTTGGGCGTGGAAAGCCGACGATAACGAACCGACTGCTTTCTTTAATAGCTCTGTAACAGGTGTCTATAAATTTGAAGATAATGTTAATGATGTAGCAGGTAATAATAATGGTGCTAATGGAGTTGATATAGCTTATACTTCAAGTGGTAAATTTAATAAAGCAGTAGTAAGTAATGGAACAAACAGCGAAGTGTCTCTTTCTCAAACACCACCAATGACAACTGCTTGGACTTTTTCTTTTTGGTTTTATGCAACAGATTTATCAGGAACCGATATTCGTGTAATATTACAAACAGGAACAGGTTTTGCAATAGGAACAGAAATGAGTAAAATATATATATTTACTGGTGGTTCAAATAGAGGTAGTGGAACATCTATTTCTGCAAATACTTGGTATCATTATGCTGCAACTTATGATGGAACAAGCCTTAAAACATACCTTAATGGTTCTTTAGCAGAAACTATAACAACACTTACAGGTATGTCAGCAGGTAATTTAAAATTATTTGACCCACCTTATGCAGGTTGGAATCACTATGCGGGAAGATTAGACCAATTAAGGGTGTATAGCGTAGGTTTATCATCAACTCAAATTACTGCTTTATATAACGAATCAGCTTCAGATAATGATACAGTTGAATTTCCTGATGGATTACCAAATGGCTCACTTGCTTCATTAGTTAGTGCAAATGCTAATGCAGGATTTAGTATAGTAAAATATGATGGGACTGGTTCTGTTCAAAAAATTCCACACGGATTAAGTTCTGCACCAACTTTTATAATAGCTAAAAGACTTAATTCAGCTCAAAATTGGATGGTTGGTCATACTTCTATAGGATTTACTAAATATTTAGAATTAAATGACACAAGAGCTGAAGATACAGCAACAACTGCTTGGAATGATACTGCACCAACTGCAACGACTGTGACTTTAGGCACAAGTTCTTTAGGAAATGGAAGTGGAGATGATTATATAATGTACTGTTTCCACGATGTAACAGGATATAGTAAGTTTGGAAGTTATACTGGAGATGGTACGACAACTAAAACCATAACAACAGGATTCCAACCTGACTTTGTATTAATAAAAGTAACAGATGGAGTTGATAACTGGGTTATATTAGATAGTGTTCGTGGTGGTAGTAAAAATATAAAACCTAACGATTTTGCAGCAGAAGCAACTGAATCAGGAACAAATGTAGAATTTATATCTACAGGGTTTAAGTTAATTGGTAGTGGACCTGGATTAGGTCAAACAAATGGAAATGGCAATGATTATATATATATGGCATTTAAAATAAATTAAAATGGAAGGGTTTAAACCAACAATAATAGGATTAGGAGTTTATATAGTAAGTATGACACAAATAAATGAAGCACTACAAGCACTCTTAATAATAGCAACGTTGGTTTATACAGTTATCAAGACAATACAACTTTTAGATAAATACGATAAAAAATAAATTATGGTAAGAATATTTGAGTGGTTAGCACAACAATTTAGAAACTTCAATAGCTGGTTTGTAACAAACTGGAATAACATCATTAAGAAATTACTATTTAAAAACGGACTATAATTAAACATAGTATGTTAAAAGCATTACTTAAAATATTAGGAGTCGGTAAAAAAGAAGATATTAGTGGTTTAGGGTTAGAAATAAGAGAACTACTAAAAGGTAAAGAGATAGATCCACAAAAGTTAATTGAATTACAATCAGAGATAAATAAAGTAGAAGCTCAACATAGAACGATATTCGTTGCTGGTTGGAGACCTTTTATTGGTTGGGTATGTGGAGTAGCATTAGCCTACAACTTTGTATTAAGAGATTTATTGATATGGTTTGTGGGACCTGAACAAGTACCTCCAGCTCTTCAAATGGAGCATCTTATGACTGTTTTAATTGGTATGTTAGGGTTAGGTGGTATGCGTACCTTTGAGAAATTTAAAGATAAAAGTAATTAATATGTGTAACTGCGAAATCTGCATTTGTAAATAATGCCAAAGAAAGCTAAAGTATCTATATACATTCCTCCTAAAAAGAAGAAGAGACCAGGAGTGCATTCTAAAAACGCATCTAAAAGTCAAACAGGTTATAAAAAGAAATATCGTGGACAAGGTAAAAAAAGATAAAATAAGATATATACCAATTGATGAAGATCAATTAATATTTTATAAAACTAAACAAAGAGTTAAAAGAAGAAAGAAAGGACATAGAAGTATTAAACAGAATATATATTAAAAGAAAAGAAAGAAAAAGAGTAAAAAGAAAGAAAAGAAAAAGCCTACAAAAAGAAAAGATTTGTGCTATCTGACCCAACAATATCTCTATTGAAGTTTAGTAATTTTTATCGTAGATTTACAGCTACGTTTTGCAAATGTAAAAAATATTTTATAATTTTATAATATGGAGTTAAGATATTTTACTTTCGATGAATTTGATTCACCTGATGCACCAGGAAGTGGTGAGAAGTATATGGATCGAGAATTTCTTGATTGTTTAGATGAAGCAAGAGATATTGCAGGCATACAGTTTAAGATTAATTCAGGTTATAGAACTCCTGAACATAATAGAAAAGTAGGAGGAGGAACAGCAAGTTCTCATTTAATTGGTAGAGCTGCTGATATACATTGTACTCATACAAATAAAAGATTAAAGATAATTGAAGCATTGTCTATGGTTGGATTTCAAAGATTTGGTATAGCTAAAACTTTTATACACGTAGATAATGACGATCAGAAGCCTAATGCAATCTGGTTATATTAGTATTTCTAATTAATTGTTTTTTTGTTTCGTAAAGGGGAGTTTTAATTAACTCCTCTTTTTTTATTAATATATTTTGTTTATTAAAAATATTATCTTAATTTTAACTTAAATTAAACAATTATGAATATTACAAATAAACTTTTATTAATACAGACGGAGCTTAAAGCTCCTAAGAACCAAAGGAATAGTTTTGGTAATTATAACTATAGAAGTGCAGAAGACATCCTTGAGGCTGTCAAACCACTTGCTAAGAAACACAAAGTCGTATTTAAATTAAATGACGAACTTAAAGAAATAGCTGGAAGACCATATATTGAATCTACAGCTAAGATGATTGATTGTACAGATCCTACTATGCAAATAGAATCGACTGCACAAGCAATTGTTGATTTTGGTGCAAAAGGTATGCAAGACCCACAAAGAACTGGAGCTGCATCTTCTTATGCTAAAAAGTATGCTATCGGTAACTTATTATTAATTGATGATACTAAAGATGCTGATGCAACAAATACTCACGGTACATCCGTAGTCGATCAAAAACCACTTTTACAAAAAGATAGTGTAGCTTTTATTAAGGCAGCTAAGTTTATAAAAGATGGTGGGAAAATGACAGATATAGAAAAGAAATATCGTCTAACTAAACAAATAGAAAAAGCCTTAACGGCATAAAAATAAATACTATGGCAGCAATTGGAACAATTGGAATTAAAGATAGTAAAGGTACATATAAAAACTTTACTATTGGATTAAACGATGATACTAACCAGTATGGACAAAACATAGCAATTTGGGAAGAGCAGTCTAAAGAAGACAGAGAAGCTAAGAAACCAAGAGTGTATATGGGAAACGGTAGAATTGTATGGACTAATGGCGAGTGTAAAGTAGCAGAAAAACAAACAGAGCAAGTTGGCTCTGGGGATGCTACGGATGACTTACCATTCTAAGTTACAGGGAGCTTCGGCTCCCTTTTTTATTTTATAATGGGTACATTAATGACACAAGAAAAACTACAACAACATCTAAGATTTGAGAAGATCTTGAAAGATAGTTATGTTGATGCTAAGGAAGAAATAAAAGAACCACCTGTTGCAATATCAAAAGGACAGTTAAGCAACGGAGAACATATACCTATGGGAACATATGGTAATTTTAGTTTTATATCTGCAGGACCAAAGAGTAAAAAGACATTTTTAGTATCACTACTTGCTTCAGCTTATTTAGGTTCACACGATGTATTTGTAGGCGATTTAAAGGGCTTTAAAGGAGACAGAAAGGTAATACACTATGATACAGAACAAAGTCGTTATCACGCACAAAAGACATTTAAAAGAGTACATAGAATGGCTAAAGATGCGAGTGATTATGAAACGTATGCTTTAAGACAATTTAGTCCAGAAGATAGATTAGATTTTATAGATTGGCATTTAGCTGAAACAAAAAACATAGGTCTTGTAATTATTGACGGAGTAGCTGACCTACTAAACGACATTAATGATCTTGAGAAATCTAATAAAGTAATACATTACTTGATGAAGTGGACACAAGATTACAATATACATATCATTACAGTTATACATTCTAACTTCTATAATTCTAAAGCAACAGGACATTTAGGTTCATTTCTTGAGAAGAAAACAGAAACACAAATAACTGTATCTCCTACAGACGACAATCCTAATATAGTTGTTGTTGACTGTAAAAGAAGTAGGGGTTATTCATTTGAAGCATTTTCATTTGAAGTCAAGAAAGGATTACCGCAAGTATGTAAGATGCCAAGCGGAATTAACCAATTTATACATTCGTGAAATTAAACTTTGAATTAAACATAAGACCACTTGCTCACCAGTCTTTTAAGATTGGTAGAGGTGGTATTAAGTATAAACCTAAAAAGGTAAAGGATTATCAGTCTTATCTACAAAGATTAGTTACTGAACAATTACCTAAACAATTCTCTATAATTACAGCAGGATCAGAAATTAAAGTTAATTATATAGAATATATCTATGCTTATCCAAAGAGTTTCTCAAAGAAGAAGAGAGTTAAAACATTTAAGACAACAAAACCTGATTTACAGGATAACTTAAATAAAGCTTTCTTTGATGCTTTAGAAGGTCTTGTATATGAACAGGATCAAAATATTGTAGAAATAAACGCAATGAGTAAGTTTTATGGAGAAACTGATAAGGTAAGAGTAGAATTTGAATATTAAATTATGAATGTACAATTAGAGTTTGTTAAAGGTTTTTTACTTGGCATAGATTATGTCGAAGATATAGAGATACCTGAATACGATACTACTGCAGATCTGTTAAGAGTTTGTGTTGGCTTCATATTCATACATTTCTTTTTTATTAAATGATTGAGTTATTATCTAAATATCATAAGTTGTGGATTTCAATGGGACTTTCTATGGGTATTCCATCACATATAGTTGAAGACTTTGTTCAAGAAATGTATCTTCGATTAAATAAGTATGTTAAGGAACCTAAAAAGATAATGTATAATGAGACAGATATAAATAAGTTTTATGTATATATAACTATCAAGAATCTATATAATGATTACTTAAAGGAAAGAAATAAACATCATATGGTTAGGCTTGATGATATTGAGGTTACTTATGAAATTGTAGAGCCAACTCCTGAAGCACAAAGAAAATCTGAAATAGAAAAGCAGAGAGCTGAAGAAAGATTAATAGATTTAATACAAGATGAGGTTGGGAGTTGGGATAGTTGGTACGATAAAAAACTATTTAAAGTCTATTACGAAACTGATATTAGTATGAGAAAGTTGTCTAAGGATACTAATATAAGTGTTACATCTATTTTTAATAGTTGTAAGAACTACAAACAAATCCTTAATACAAAATTTGTAGAAGATTTCCAGGACTACATCAATGGAGATTTTCATTTAATTAAAAAAGATAAAGATGAATAAAATACCACCCAAACCAAACGATAAAAGAACCAAGAATTACAAACAGTGGGTTGCTAAATACGAGAAGCAATCTTCTGGTGTTGGTGATACTGTAGAAAAGATTACTAAAGCTACAGGAATTAAAGCTGCAGTTGACGGAGTGTTTGATGCACTTGGAAAAGACTGTGGCTGTGATAAGAGAAAAAAGACATTAAATAAAATGTTTCCCTATAACAAACCTAATTGTTTAACACAAGAAGAACATTCTTTTCTTACTGATTTTTATGATGCTAATAAAACAAAAATTACAGGAGAAGAGCAAAGAGAGCTTTTAACTATATACAACAGAGTTTTTAATTACAATGATAAGATGACAAGTTGTAGTAGTTGTTTTGCTGGTAAACTTAATAAACTTAAATCTTTGTTTGATGAGTATAATGGTTGAGAAAGATCTCTTTGAGTACTTGAAGGAAAGAGTTTATCCTGACCTTGTAATGAGTACAAATCCTATTAGTAGATGGGATTGTTATAGTCCTGTTAAACAGCATAGGATAGAACTTAAATGTAGAAAGACTCATTATGACGAGTTAATAGTTGAGAAGGCTAAGTTCGCAGCATTACTTGATAAGGCAATAGATAACTTTGATGTTCCTATGTATATCAATTCAACACCAAAGGGTGTTTATAGATGGAACCTATTCTTTCAGAATCCTCATTGGTTTAAAAAGTATTTACCTAAAACAACAGATTTCTCTAACACAAATAAAATAACCAAAGAAATAGCAATGCTACCTGTTTTTGGTGCAGAAGTATTATGAGTAAAGATAAACACACACAAAGAAAAAGTATGCCAGTTTATACTGGAGTATTAAAGTATTTTCCTAATGCACTTAAGTATGTAAGTAAAGTTAGTTTAGCAGGCAATGACCAACATCATCCTGATAAGCCACTGCATTGGGATAAGAGTAAGAGTAAAGATCATTTAGACGCACTAACAAGACATCTAATTGATGCTGATAAAATAGACGATGATGGATTACTGCATCTGGGAAAAGTAGCTTGGAGAGCTTTAGCTGCATTAGAGGATTATATAGAAAATAGTAAATAATATGATTAGATTATTAGACGGTAAGGAATGGGAAAAGAAAGAGTTGTTAGACAGAATGGATGACGATAGTTTTTACTATGGTTATCTTGGTGAAGCAGCTTTATCTTCAAGTAGTATAAAAAGTTTATATGAATCTCCTGTTAAATATAAAAGCTATTTAGCTAAAGACAATAGTAATGTTCCTGCACTGAGAGAGGGCAGACTATTTCATACTTTGGTATTAGAATACGAGAAGATACCAGAGAGATATATATTTGTAGATGCAAGTTCAAGAAACACTAACAAGTATAAAGATGCTAAAGCAGAGAATCCAGGTATGGAGATAATGCTGAAGAAAGAGTTTACATACTTTCAATATCTTGTAAAGTGTTTAGAGTCTAACTATGAAGCAAGTGAATTACTTCGTGGTGGTACAGCAGAACTTCCTGGTATAGGAGAGATAAATGATTTTCCCTTTCGTGGTAAAGCTGACTATTTAACAACAGATAGAATTGTAGATGTAAAGACTACAAATGATATTGGGTCTTGGGTATATACAGCAAGAAACAAATGGCATTATGACGTACAAGCCTATATATATATGGAACTCTTTAATGTACAAAACTTTACATTTTTAGTTATAGATAAGGGAAGCGGTGAGATTGGGATATATGAATGTAGTGAGGAGGCGTTAGAAAGAGGTAAGAAGAAAGTTGAGATCGCTTGTAATAATTATAGAAATTATTTTTATGATAAGACTAAGAATGTAAATGAGTACGTTAGAAAAGGATATATATAAAAAAAAGATAGAGAAAAGTTATTACTTAACATTAAGGGATTTAATAATGGGTGTAACTTATGAAGAGCTAATTGAAGATATGTATGAGTTTGAAAGAAAAGAAATGTATGAACTCTGTGCAGGAATTAAGAAAGCTCTTCTCTATGCAGAAGAAAAAACATATAGTGAAATAAAAATAGAATTAGAAGATAATGACACAAAAATCGAATATTAGTATATCGCAAATTGAGTTAGCAGTAACTAAAGAACTTGGTATTAACATATCAAGAAATACAAGAAAGAGAGAGTTTGTTTATGGTAGAGCTATTTACTTTAAACTATGTAGAGAGTTTTCTCATTCAACACTGTTAAGTATAGGTAAGTCTGTTGGTAGAGATCACGCATCAGTATTACACGGACTCTTTGTTTTTGATGTAATGGCTTTACATAAAGATACAGTCTTAAACGTATATACAAGAATAAGAAACAAACTACTGGAAGAGAATGAAAATGATCTAAAGAAGTTTAATGATGAAAACTATTATAAAATTAAGTATAACAAACTCGTAGAAGAATACCAAGAGTTACAAAGAAAATATGATTTAATAAATGAAACGCAAGAGGTCTAAAGAAGAAATTGATGCACACAACAAGAAATGGAGTTTACCACCTTATGGTGGATTATATAACCAAGCAGCTGCAAGATGGTGTTTGGAAAAAGGATATAAGATTTATCCTGAACCTCTTCCTGGTTGTATTGGTCGGTGTGTTAAGTTTAATCTTGTGGTAGATTTTAAAGGTGTCAAGAAGAGAGGCACAAAGATATATTCTGACAAAGAATGGTCAGATGCAATTTGGAATATATATAAGTTTTTATACGAAAAAAATGGGGAGAAAACCAAAACAGTATAAGTATGTCAAAGATAATGATGGACGAAGAAACAATGGACGAAAACCAGGAGTTAGAAACGTGCCTGTTGTACGACCCACATCTTCTGCTGCTCTTAATGATGCCAAACGAAAACGGGTCGGAATCTATGCACTTAACGCAATGGCTAAAGTATTCGGATCAGAAGAAGAAGCTTGGGAATCATTAGCCGAACAAGCTAAACAATCATTTCCACATCTTAAATTACTCTTTGAATATAAATATGGTAAGCCACTTGATAAACCTGAAGAGAAACAACAGAAGGTAAATATCAATATTAAGAATCTATTTACTGGCAGTCAAGAAGAAGATAATACAATAGAACTTGATAATGATGAAGAAGCCAGTACTCAATAATAAATACAATTCATTAGGTAACGACTCAAGATACTTTGTTATAACAGGAGGTAGAGGAAGTGGTAAGTCATTCGCTATAACCACCTTTTTAGCCTTTCTAACGTTTGAACAGGGTCATAAGATACTATTCACTCGTTATACTATGATAAGTGCTGCTAACTCAATTATTCCAGAGTTCCTTGAGAAGTTAGAACTCTATGGTATTATGGAACATTTTCGTATTACTAAAGATGAAATCTTAAACATAAGTACTGGAAGCTCAATACTATTTAAAGGTATCCGTACATCAGCAGGGAATCAAACTGCTGCACTAAAGTCGATTAGTGGGATAACTACTTGGGTGCTTGATGAAGCAGAAGAATTAATTAAGGAGGAAGACTTTGATAAGATAGATCAGTCAGTTAGAAGTAAGTCTAAACCTAATAGGGTTATGATGATACTAAACCCTACAACAAAAGAGCATTGGATATATCAAAGATTCTTTGCAGGTAAAGGAGTTAATCCTGGTACTAATGACTTTGTAGATAATGTAACTTATATACATACTACATTTAAAGATAACATAGAAAACTTATCAGATTCATTTCTATTGCAGCTGGAAGATATTAGACGCAGAAGACCAGATAGATATAATCACCAGATACTTGGTGGATGGATGGATAAAGCAGAAGGTGTTATCTTTAGTAATTGGTCCACAGGTTTATTTAATACTGGTGCTGAATCTATATATGGTCAAGACTTTGGTTTCTCTGTAGATCCTACTGTTCTTATAAAAGCTGCAATACATAAAGAAAGTAAAAAGATATGGGTTAAGACAATGTATGCTAAAGCAGGTATGTCAACAAAAGAGATAGGAGAGAATAACAGAAGATATGCAGGAGAAGATTTAATCATATGTGATTCAGCAGAGCCAAGACTTATATCAGAGCTGAAAGAATATTGTAACATAAAACCAACTATTAAACGCAGTGGGTCTATACTAACAGGGATAGCTCTTATCCAGGACTTTGATTTAATAATAGATCCAGATAGTACAGAGCTTGTTAAAGAGCTTAACAATTATGTATGGCACGAAAGAAATACAAGACCAGTAGATAAATGGAATCACCAATTAGATTCACTTCGTTATTGTATTCAATACTTCTTAGCTAACGCCAACAAAGGTGTTTATGTTATCAGATAATTCTTAAACATAGTAGGTACATTCTTAAACGCAGTAGGTTCTTAAACGCAGTAGGTTTAGAATTTGATTGCTACATATACCAAAGTGAACATATAAACGAAAAAGAAACTTGAGAAAGTAAAAAGGATTCCAAGTCCGATAGATTCAAAATACATTCTGTTTGGATAGTTAGTCATTAAACGCAGTAGGTTCTTTGACGATCTAATCATTAAACGCAGTAGGTTATTTACAAACCACCTTGCCCACCATATAAAATTTTGTTGCATATGATTTTCTTTTTTGTTTTCATACTGCTAATATTTTAATGATCTTTTATATATTATTTTATTTTACACTTTGATTATAAAAAATATTATTGTAAAGATTTATTGTTAATTATTTGTTTATTAAATTATTTATGCTTTATATTTGTATAACATTAAAACAAATATTATGACAAAAACAAAAGATATAATAAGAAGAAGAATTGCTTTTATTAATACAAGTAGTGCAAAAGAAAGCGATCAAACACATTTTATAAATGACTTAACAAGTGAATTTATACAACATTTAGGTAAAACCATATATGTTAATGATCATACAACTTTTGAATTAACTAATATGGCACAACTATTAACTAAGGTTGCAAGATTAGATGACTGCATATATGTACTTGAAAAAACATTTAGAGGAGATTACATTGCTACTATTAACTATATGAAAAGATACCTTGATGAAGTAGTATTTATAACTATAAAAGATTAATTATGAATAACAAACAAATAGAATGTAGCTTTTGTGGACACTTAAATCACATTAATAATATAAGGTGTGAAGGTTATGATTGCGGTGTCCCTTTAGATTTAGACATTGAATACCAAACCTTTAATGGTTTACCTAACATAACAAATAAACAATAACATTATGAAAAACATTAACAGACATATACTATATACTAAACTAAGTAATATGAAATTAACATATGCTTTAGAAAAAGATCCTACTAAAAGGATTGAACTTAATAAACAAATGCAAAGATTAGAAAGATTAATATTTTAATTATGAAAGTAAAAGAATTATTAAAAGAAGTAAAAGCTAATAGATACACTTATTATAATTTGGATAAAGAAACCATTAAACAATATCAAAAATTATATAATTATTTAAAAAGACACAAAGAAAAACAAACAAGTCAATATATATGGTTATATAAATTATACATAAACCCAAACCATACGGAATATACAAGGAAGTATAAACTTATGAATTTAATAAGTCAAACAATAATACATTAATTATGGATATAAAACAAATAAACAAAAGGTGTGCTTATATAAAAATAGAAGATGTTATCTTTTATATAGATTATACACTTGAGAAACCTATCATTGACTCCTGGAAAGAAGGAGACGAGATAGAAGTAAAAGAAACAAAAGAAGGTTTTATACCTTTGAAACCACATAGAGCATATAAAGATGACTTTAAAGGTTGGGCAGATTTTTTAGGAGTAAAACAAAAAAAATAATAATATGAAGATAACAACACAAATTACTAAAATGTTATATACTATCGAGGAAGATGATAAGTATTTTATAACAGATCAACAGAAGTTTATGAAAAGGATAACAGAAAAAAGTTACCATCAACTAAATAAAAACAACTAAAATTATGGAACTAAAAGGAATAAGAAAAATATTAAAGAATTATGAAATAAAAATCAATAAACCAACAATGGAAGATATTGATAAATATACATTATGGATAATAAATGATTGCGATTCAATTGGCGAAGAAATAGAATGGTTAACCGATTTAATATTAAGCGACAGATCTAAAGAAGATATAAAAAAAGAATTTACTGATAATATAAAAGAATTATTAAAACAAATATAATATGGATACAAAATTTAATATGAGTAAAGAAACTCAAAACCAACTATTAGAGGTTTATGAGTATAGAATACAAAGATTGCAAGATAAAATAAAATCTTTAGAGTCAATAATAAAACAACTTTCTTAAACACAATAACTATGAAACAAATAAACAAGATATTTAGTAGTATCAATATAGTGTTAGCTTTAACTTGCTTAACACTTGGGATAGTAGATTTAATACAATCAGGTAATTCTTTTGGTTACTATGTTTTTATTTATCTATCTGTTATAACTATAAATAAAATACTTAGTATAAAGTAACTCTTAAACATAATAGGTTGGTCAGTCAATATCAATAATAAGTTATTACTTTAGTGAGATTGATCTTCCTTTTTTATTACTCTTAAACATAGTAGGTTATTAAACATAGTAGGTATAGGTATTTTTTCACTATTTAGAATAATTATAAATTATCATAATATTTGTCTTTCTTAATTTATTTTTGTACAGCATCAATTTTATATTATTAGCCAATACAAACATAAAAAAAATAATTATATTTTATTAATATTGTTTGTTAATTAAAATAATATTCTTATATTTGTATAAACAATTAAATTAATTATTATGATAAATACAAACGATAAAATAGAAAATGTTATTGATGCTTTTAGCAATCATAACCAAAAAGCCTTTAAACATTTAATAGAAGTTTGCAATCTTTCAGATTTAAATATTAAACCTGGAAGCGATGAAGCAAACCAATTAATATTGAATTTAGAAGATGCAATCAGACAAAGCCTAATTAATAAATTTATAATTAATAAAGGTGATGAATTTGCATTCAGAGATCAAATAACTATTAACTAACACTATGAAAACATTAAACTTTATTAAATGGGCTATATTAAGTTATCTATTAATATTTATAGCTTTGATTATCTTAGGAACATTAACTTATTATTTACCTTAACTAAAAACAAAAAAAATGGAAACAAAAACACAAATAAAAACATCAAACAGAAATGCATATTAATATGAAAGTAAAAACGATAGACATAACAGCAAAAGAATGGTTTGATAAAACTTTCGGTAATTCTTATTTTTCAGCTCAAATTATTTTAAACTATGGTTTGAAAGATCAAGAAAAATATTGTTTGCCTTTCCAAATAAACATCATTTAAACAGCATTTAAAAGACCTTTTTTCATTAGTTAATAATTAGGTTAATTAGTTTGAGAAACCTGCTTTAATCGGCAGGTTTTTTTTATTTCAATTATTTTATAACTGATTGATAAATAAATATTGTTTGATCCTGGGGGTAAAAAACTCTTTTAATTTCTACCATTAACCAAATGTAAAATATCCTTTACATTGAACTGAATAACTAAACTTAGATAGTAAACGTAAAAAGGAATTAATTACTCCTTAGTAGAGCAGTTAAGAAAAATTAACGTGTTTTGCATTCTGCCGTAGCTGAGTATAGATATAATTTTGGTGAATCTCTATATATGAAGTCAAATATATAAAATTCTGTCTAAATAAATAACCTATATAGTATTAACTATGTTTTTTAATTTTGTTGTATATTGGTGGTATGGAAACAGAAATAATAAATAAAGACTTTAGAGATTGTATTATACCTAAAGGATTAACCATAACTGACCCACCATACAATCAAGGGTATTCTTACAACAAGTACAAAGATAAAGTGTCTGAAGAAGAATATATAGAGTTACTATCCAAGATACCGACACCTTGTGTAATCATTCATTATCCTGAAGAGACGATTAATTTATTACCTAAAGCTATAAAGGAAAAATGTGAGCAAGTAGTTTGTTGGATATATAATAGTAATACTGCTAAACAGAGTAGGTTGATTAGCTGGTGGGGATGTAAACCTGATTTTAATAAAGTTAAACAGCCATACAAAAACTTAAAGGATACAATAAACTAATTGATAGTTATATAGATATGAGTAAAACATTCACCCTAAGCATCCCAAAAGAGTTATCGGGAATATCTTTAAAGCAGTATCAGAAGTATATAAGTACTGTAAAGTATGAAGAAGGTAAAGAACCTACAAAGGAGCAGATAGACTTTGCTAATTTAAAGTTACTGGAATGTTTTTGTGGTATTACAATGAAACAAGCTTATAATTTACCTCTAACAGAATTTAGTGGGATTATAGGACACATTGCAGAGATGTTTAAAGAAGATACACCACTTCAAAGAACATTTGAAATGACAGATCCTACAGGAGAAACGGTAAAGTTTGGTTTCATACCTAAACTTGATGACATATCTCTTGGAGAATTTATTGATTTAGATAAATATATATCAGATTGGCAACAGATGCACAAAGCATTAGCTGTACTATATAGACCAGTAGTGTTTGAGAAAAAGGATTTATACCTAATAGAAGACTATGAAGGTACAGATAGGTATGCAAATGTAATGTTAGATGCTCCTGTTAATGTAGCTTTAGGTGCAACGGTTTTTTTTTACCGTTTAGGCAAAGAGTTGTCGCAGCATATGATGGACTCTTTGGGGAAACAGCTGAAGGTGGACTCGGATCTACAGCAAACTTTGGAGCAAAATGGGGTTGGTATCAATCGATTTATGGACTTGCTGGAGGCGACCCAACAAAATTTAAAGACGTTACAAAACTTTCCTTATTTCAATGCTTAACCTGGTTAGAGTTTGAAAAGGAAAAGAATGAATTAGAAAGAAGAATGTTAAAACAAAACACAAGATGAGACAAGTATATACAGTATTAGATAAATTAAAAGATATATTAAGAAATAACGGAACTACAAAAACCGTCACCTTCGGTGACATATTAGAAGTTGACCTAAATAAGACCACTATATATCCTCTTGCTCATATTATCTTCGGTAATGTAACATTTACAGATAGAATAATGACTGCTACCTTGCAAGTATTATGTTTAGACATAGTAGATGTAAACAAAGAAAAGCAGACTGAAGATAATTTCTATGGTAATGATAATTTGCAAGATGTATTAAATACACAACTACAAGTCATAAACGACTTACAACAAAACTTAAGAAGAGGAGATGCTTTCTCTGATAACTTTCAAGTAATAACAAGTGTAACTGCAGAACCATTTTTAGATAAGTATGAGAATCAATTAGCAGGATGGGGAATGACTGTAGATATACAAGTACCAACAAATGAATTATCTCTTTGCTAATGGTCTATACTTTTACAGCAGAAGCATTAAACAGAGTACGTAAGAAAATAACTGATGAAATAAAGAATCAGCTTGATGCAAAGAATTTAAATGCAACAAGGAGATTAAGAAACAGTGTTAGCGGAACTGTATTTGCAAGTAGTAAAAGTATCTCACTAAACATCTATGCTGCTGAATATTTTGATTCGGTTGACAAAGGAACTAAACCAGGAAAAAGACCTCCTTATAATAAAATAGCAGAATGGGCATATGCTAAAGGATTGCAACCAATGAATAAACAAAATAGCAAATTAAGGATGATTAAATCCATTCAAGATGCTATTGCTACAAAAGGTACTATAAAAAGGTTTGGTTATAAAGGAGCAAATATATTAGATTATGTAGATCAGAAATACAAAGATGAAATAACAGAAGATATAAAACAAGGTTACTTAAAAGATTTAGAATCACAAATAAACATAAATGGCAACACGTAAACTAAATGCAAGAAGTCCGTATTTCATAACATCATCAGGTACGGTAACAAGTTCAGAAACAGGAGAAGTAGTTATTGAAGATGAAAACATATTGCTATCATTGAAGATAGTACAAGTAAATTCTGACGGTACTACTAATGATGTTTTAGGTTCAGGTATTTCCGAACAAAACATAACATTAAGAGCAAGTGGTAATTTTACACCAGCTAACAATGTATATACGTGGACTGCCAGTAGCGGAACATCTTTAGGTACAAGTGTAGATGCTACATTTACAGAAGACATAAGCACTATAACACCAAGTGTAACACAAAAACAATTTTTTTATACAGTAAGTGCAGAAACGTCTGATGGTGATGTAGTAACGTCTCCTCCTTTTTATGTAAACTGGAGAGATTCTTCAATAACATCATATATTGCAAAGTTAACAATAGATAATGAAATAGAACCTTCATATTCCTCTCCTGGATATGACTTATCTATAACTTTCAATGCAACAAATCAAAATGCAATTACACAGTCAACAAGCGATGGAACTTTAGGTAAAGCTAAAGAAATAATAAAAGAAGTCACTGGGGAAACTGGTGATAGTTATAGTTTTTCTATTACTTTAACAAAAAAAGACGGATTTACAGATACCGCTTCTCCTCTTTCAGTTTCTACATCAAGTTTTAGTGGAACTTTTGCTTCTGCAGACGTAGACTTATCGTCAACATTGTCTGGAACAGTTGTGAGAGACGCTACTTATATTTTAAGTTCCAATACAAATGTCACAACAGAAGGATGTCCTTTTACTATAACATTATCTACAACAAACATTCCTGATAATTCATCTGTACCTTTCACTATTAGTGGAATTGCTGCAGAAGATTTAGAAAGAGGTAACTTGTCAGGAGCTTTTCAAATAAAAGATAATGTTGGTGAAATAGAATTTGAAGCTGTTAGTGATGCTGTTAGTGAGCAACCTAAAGAAACATTTACACTTTCTTTAACAGGAATAAGCAATACAAGTCCAAATGTATCACAGGTTTCTGTAGATATATATGATAATATTACATCAGGTACTGCAAATGAAATAAACGTATCTACAATAGGAAGAGATACAGCAAACCAGGCTTGTGAAGATACAGCAAGTGAAAAAGCATATTATAGATTACTGCCAGGACAAGATTCTTTTGGTGATGGAGTATTCTTATTTAGCAATCAAGGATTAACAGTACCATATAAAAGTGATGGTAAATACTATAAAATAGGAAGTAATTATAATGCAAGGATAGGTGTTGTTTGTGGTGGAAAAATTACAAATTATGCACAATGTGGAAGTCAAACAGGTAATACAGGTGGTACAATATTTGACCCAGAAGATACTATAAAAGCTATACTTATATCAGGAGGTACTAATGAGGATATAGGTTATAGAACAAATCCAGGTCCTGGAGGTAGTAATGTATGTAATTTACCTGCTGATAAAACTGTTTATTATGAAGGTCAATTAACTTCAGGAACTATATTATATGAAAACAGAGACACCAATGATAATCTATCAAATCCATTTGGAGGGACTGGTAATTGGTATAAAATTGTTATACCTAATGTCGATGGAGATTTAATTAGTCACTACGGTACCATTGACAATGAACCTCCTGGATATGTTTCAAATATTACTGAATGTGGTGTTAATCCTGGAGATGATGATATAACTACTGGAGCAGGTACTGGAACTCCAAGTGTTATAATAGAGATGGCAACTGAAGATGGTAATAATCAAGGAAGAGCTTACGCATCTCAAAGAGTGTCATTACTTGCAATACCTACAAACATAAGCAATCCAACTTATCAATGGCAAAAAGGAACTACACAAGGAAGCCTTTCTGATATATCTGGGCAAACATCACAAAGACTTCTTATAAATGGAGGAACTGGTGAAACACAAACCACAACAACAGACCCTAATGCTATTTATTACAACTGTAAGGTTAGTGGAACTGGAGTGTCAAATATAACAGCATCTACAGATAAACCAATAATATGGGAGACAAGACCTTCATTCTCAAACATAAGGTATGTATCAGGTGGTAGTTCTGCAAATATCAATGCCTGTACGAGTGGAACAGATACTACCATATACACAAACAGAGCTGGTGCAACATCATTTTGTAATGACAATCAGATTGTTATTTTTTATACTGATCCTACTGCAACCACACCTGCTCCTCAAGGAACTTATAGTGATTCCACAACAGGAACTAATAATAATTTTAGATATATAGCAGGTGCTAATGGTATTGCTCAAGGTTGTATAAATGGAGGGTGTTCAGGACCACCAGCACAAAGTATTACAAATGTGTCAAAAATTGCTGCAAAAAGATGTACTGGTCAAAATTCTGAAAATACAACATCATATTTTCAATTAAACAATTTTGAATACTATCAAAATAAAGTTATAAGAATTAAAGATGTAGGACAGCAAGGAGGAGAGGGATGTTATACAGTACAAACAATATATGATGATAATTTTACTCTCCCAAGTCCATATTTTGTGTTAGAGTCCACAGATATATTAAACAGTGGTCAAGCATATGGAAGCTGTGCTGATTGTGTCGGTAATGTTGTTGTTGAAGAAGAAATTATAATAGACGAAGAAGAATATTATGGAGCATATAGATTATGTGGTAGTACAGGAGATACACTCTTATATGTCGTATCAGATTCAGATTTACCTAATGTTTTAAGACCAGGAACAGATACTACAAAGTGTAGGCATATTGTTTATGAGTTGCACGGTTCACAAGGTCAAATAGCAGCTTATAATCCAGACGCTCTTTTATTATCTGGTTTAAACTGGGAAGAATTTAATAATTGTGAAGACTGTATTGAAGATGGAAGTCAGCCAGTAGCTACTGGACTTCAATCATTTCACACATACGAAAAATGTACTGATAGTTCAATCACATTTGTTTTTGGTCATCCTGATTCTATATCAGCTTCAGATTTTGCAAGTACATTTCCTACTGTAGCTTATAATGGTGAATGTTGGACAGAATCAGCAACTACAAGTACAACTACAACTGTAAATATACAAGATTTAGCTGTATATAGAGATTGTGATACTTGTGATGTAGCATTAAATCCGCCACCTCCTGAAGAAGATCCAACTCCTGTAGATATTAAAACAATTAGAATTTCACGAAATACAAGAACAACTGAAACAGATGCTTGTATGGAGTTAAATACTTTTGGTCAAATAATTTATTATACAGGTAACTTTGAAGATGGAACATATTTATATCGAGACGATACTCTTTCAACTTTATACACAACAACAAGCTCAAACAATTTTCATAAAACAGAAACAGGTATTGTTTTTAGTATTGGAAGAGCTGGTAGCTATGGTGACCCATCACCAGAAGGTCAAATATATGATGTAATTCTTTGTTCAAGTGAACAAACACCGATATATCAAGACATCTTGTAATACTAATATTTTTTATTTAGTTATATAATAAATAAGAAAAAATGCCAATACTAACAAGCTCCACTTTAAACTTATATTGTTGGACTGGTAGATTTAATCAGAAACCTACTCAGCCACAATATACTATAACTAAAAGAAATCCTGATTCTAATAATGTAATAAGATTTGAAATAGGTGAACTTGTGGAAGATTATATTGATATTGTTTTTAATAATGATTATTCAGAAGGAAATATAAAATCAACTTGTTGGTGGTCATACACAAAGACAAATGAATATAGTGATATAGAAGCAAGTGTTCCAGGAACAGGTTATGGTATAGCTACAAAAGGATACACATATTTTGAAGACGGTATAAACTCGACATTAACAACATCTAAATTATTTTCAAATAATAAGTTGTATATACCTCAAAATACTGAATATGCAATACCTGTTTATATTGGTCCTGGAGGTGTTAGTAATGTTATATTTTACACTAAAGATAGTTCAGGAAATGAAACAGAGGCAAATAGTGAATCAACAGCGGGTCCAATAACACAAGCACCAACATCACAAGACTCTAATAAATACATTAAATACATTGCATCAAGCATACAGGCAAGTAAAATAGAGATTATATCACAAAACACTTCTTCGCCTACATATAATAACCTAACACAAAAGGCAACGGAAACTATATATCCTATATTTACTTGTGAACCTAAATACATACAATACAAAGTATCGTTTATAAACAAGTTTGGTGCTATACAAGATTTGTATTTTAATAAGAAAAGAACTGACGAATTAAGCGTAAAGAGAGATAGTTTTGTTACAAGCACAATAACTTCGTCATCAACAGGAGTTTCTTTTAATCAATACAACCCTTCCAATATTGTGCAAGATGTAAGTACAAAAAAATCACTTACATTAAACACAGGGTTTCTTAATGAAGAATTTAATGAAGTAATGAGACAATTGTTTCAATCTGAGGATGTATGGATTAGAGACGAAAATAAAACACTTCCTGTAAATATTAAAGATAGTGACTTTACATATAAAACACACCTAAACGACAAACTGGTAAACTATACTGTTAAATTTGAATTTGCATTTGATGGAATTAACAATATTAGATAATGAATCAAAAGATACAGCTTTATATAGAAAATGAACAGGTTGATGTTTTTCAAGATGGTTCAATAAACATAGTAAGTTCTATAAAGGATTTTCGTAGTCCTGATAAAATATTTACTGAATTTAGTAGAAATTTCTCTCTTCCTGCATCATCAAGAAATAATAAAGTATTTAAACATTTTTACGATTACGATATAGTTGAAGGAGGGTTTGATGCAAGATCTGCAAAAGAAGCAAGAATAGAAATTAATGATAGACCTTTCAGAGAAGGTTACATAACACTTGATAGTGTAGATATTAAATTCAATAAACCAAGTGCATATAAAGTTACTTTTTATGGAAATTTAAGAACATTAAAAGAGCTGTTTAATAACTTAAAACTAACTAAACTATCGTCATTAGATAACTTTGAGATTCTAAATAAAGCATATGATGCTTCAAGCACTGAAACTTTTTATGATTATTTAACAAACAGCAAAGACTTTTTAGACCCTGTTGCAATAGAAATAGGTACTGCTGATGGGGTAAAAAAAACATTTCAGTTATTAGACTACAATCCATATCCAAGAAGCACATCAGAATTCAAGGTATATCTTTCAAATGTTTTACAAAATTCAAGTGATTATACATATAATGGTGTTTCAGGTACAATCACATTCACATCAGCTCCTTCTTCTGGTACATTAACAACAAAAATGTTTTATAAACAGCCTGTTGTTGTTCCTTTAATATCGACAACAGAAAGACTTTATTATAGCAGTAATACTAATTTTTATGGTCAAATTGCAGATGGTAATTTATATTATAATGGAAGTTCATATCCAAAACCAAACGGACTTAAATATGAATATTTAAAACCAGCTATAAGAGTACACGAAATTATAAGAGCTATTGAAAAAGAAATTAACAATGATTCTTCTGGAACTGTCAATATAGAGTTTTCTAATGACTTTTTTAATACTGCAAATTTAGATTATTACAATCTATATATGTGGTTAAATACCGATGTAGAAGAAAGTAGTTTATTTAGTTCAGTACCAAAAAGAACAAAAGTAAATACTTTTACTGTGGGAAGCTATTATCCATATAGAAACACTTATAATACATCTACATCTGTATATGATATTACGGTGACTAATTCTTCTGGTTCAACCTCTGGTTCAGTTGGTGATAAAATAATAGTACAAGGTATCAATAGTGATTTTGTAGATGATGTTGAATGTACTTTTTATACTTCAACAACAAATACTTCATCTTCATATTCAGTTGATGTATTAAAAGATGGTGTTCTATTCACTAAATTTGGTAGTGGAAATGGAAGTAGAAATTTAGATTTTCGTGTAGAACAAGACGGTGAATACGAATTTGTTATTATTACAGATGATAGTGTTGCTATAGATTTTGATGGAGGTTTTTCAGTTCAATTTATGACAAGACCAGATTCAGATAGATATGAAATAACAGATGTTTTTATTGGTGGTGGACAAATGAATGGAATAATAGTAGCTGGTACTGGTAAATTTTCTATTACAAAAAATATGCCTGATATGACTATTATAGAATTTTTATCAGGTTTATTTAAAATGTTTAATCTTGTTTGTTATGTAGAGGGAGATTTAAACACAGGTTATACAAACGGTCAATCTAATACAAAAAGAATTAGAGTAATGACTTTTGATGCTTATTATTCTTCTTCAAATGCAGAACTTGATATAACTGACAAAATAGACACTTCTACTTCATCAGTAAAAAGAGTTTTACCATACAGTCAAATAGAGTTTAAATATGAAGATACTGAATCTATTCTTGCAAATCAACATAAAAACGAATTTGGTTTAGAATGGGGAGGAGAAAGATGGAACGCACCAGAATCAAGAGCAGAAAAGAAATATGAAATAAAGGTTCCTTTTGGTCATATGAAGTTTGAAAGATTGAAAGAAACAGGACAGGCTGAAACAGATATTCAGGTTGGATACAGTATAAAAAAAGGAAGTAGTGATAAAAATGTTGGCTCTACAACATCTTCTTTTCACGAACAAAAATACAATCCACATATTGGTAAACCTGTTTTATTTTATCCACACTTAATTACAAGTGGAACATCAATACCATACACAGCAAGAGATACATCAGGAACTACTGTAAGTCAATCGGTAACCCCTCTAACAAGTTATTTTATACCGTTAAATTCAGTAAACATATACACTTCTCAATCAAATCATTTTGGTCTTGAAACAGATGAGTATAGAGTTTATGAATCAGGAGAAACAAGTAATGTAAACAACTTATTTAATTTATATTACAAAAATTACATAACTCACTTATTTGATATAAAGTCAAGAACAGTAAACTTAAAAGCTAATTTAACAAATGCTTTTTTATCTAAATTTTCTTTAGCTGATAAAATCAGAGTGTCAGGAAAGACATATAGTATTAACAAAATTGATGTTGATTTATTGACTGGTAAATCTAATTTAGAATTACAAAGATATTATTCTATTAAATCTTTCTCTTGTTTATCAGGAGAATTTAATATTACTGTTGAAACAACATCAGCAGGTAACATATATTATTTTGACAATAAATATGGTGCTTATCAAATGGGACAAGGAACATATGTACTTCAGAATATTCCTATAGGACATCCTATAGCTTTTCATAATTTTGGTAAAGAAGATAGAATAAGTTACACAGGTACTAATTCTGGTGGAACAAAAGCAGGACTTGACGGAAATACATATACATATTATTACGGAACTGTAACTGTAACTGTTAGCAGTGACTTTGGAACTATTAGTTATGAATGTTACAATCACGGATATATGGGAGGTGAAGATAATTTAATTTATAATGCAGATTGTGTTGCTGAATCATCTCCAATAGCACCTCCTGTAACAGGAACGTTAACAGTAGATGCAACAGACATATATGCAGATAGTGGAATTATAACAGCAGACCAAACAGATGAATAATGATTAAATTAATAATAGAACTATTAAAGACAGATAATTTTTATGGAGTTAATCCTTATATAGACATTGCTAAAGGAAAGTATAAAGCTCCTTTAACAATACAGGAAGCAAAAGAAGTAATTAAACGTAGGTGGTATGGCAGATAATAAAAACGGCTGATATACGTTTATTAGAAGATGAATATAAAAAACTAACTTTAGTTACCCAGCAACAAACAGATAAGACAGGGTTAGCTTCTGCAACTCTTGTTGAATTTAGTAGAGGTGTTCAAGATGCTAACTATGGTTTTAGAGGTGTAGCAAATAACTTATCTCAATTAACTACTTTAATGACTACCTTAATTGGAACTACAGGTGGTTTTAAAAACGCTTTTATAGAGTTAAGGAAAGCTTTTACAGGTCCTATTGGTTTTTTAGTTGTAGCAAATGTTGTTATTGCTTTACTTGAAAGAATGTCTATACAAGGAGAAAGAGCCTCTCAAGCAATAAACTCTTTCGATGACTCTATTGTAAAATCAACTAAAGAACTAAGGAGATATAAAGATTTATTAGACGGTGTAAATACCACTTTAGAGAAAAGACAAGAAGTTACAGATTTGTTAACTGCAACTGACAGTAAGTTTGCAGAGGTAGTTAAATCTCAATTAGGAGATCAAGAAGCTATAAACAAACTAACACAGGACTATGTTAATTTACAATTAAACTTAAGAGAGCAAGAAGATATATTTAATGAAAACGCAAAAGTAACTGCTGGAAATCAATTAACACAGGCAGAGCTTCTTAAAGAACAAACCAGGCTTCAAAAAATATATAATGTTGAGAAAGATGCTGGTGACATAAGCAGTGTAACGGCAAGTAATTTAACTGCAATTGACAACTTGTTGGATGCTTATAACAAACAAAATGCTGCTATAATAAAACGTAGAGATTTGTTAATTGAGTTCAACGATTTGTTAAAAAAACCAGATACATTTGATTTTAGCACAAGTGGTTTTACTGATACAGAAGAAGACTTTGATGAAGGTAAATTCTTAGAGGATTTTCTTGGTATTCCTGAAGATATTGACTTTAGCAATATACCTTTTTTAGATGCAGCAGAAATTGCATTTAATGAAAGAGCAGAGTATTTAAAACAATTTCAAATACAAAGTGCAACTGATAGAATTAACTTGGCTGAAGATAATGCTATAAAAGAACTTGATTTACTATATCAAGACTTAGACAATAGGATAGGTTATGAGGAAGATTTAACAAGAATTACAGAATTTTATGCTAATCAAAGAATTAAAGTTGGTGACAAAGAATCTGAAGCAAGACAAAGAAGTATTAGAGAAATAGGAAGAGCTGTTTCTTCTGTAGGAAAACTATTACAGGATGTCGCTGGTGAAAATAAAAATATGGCTGTTGCAGGAGTTATTATAGAAAAAGCTGGAGCAATAGCACAAATAATTTCTAACACTGCAATCGCAAACGCAAAAGCTGTAGCTGCATTTCCAATAACAGCAGGACAGCCATTTGTTGGAATAAACACAGCTTCTGCAGGTATATCCATAGCTTCTACAATAGCACAAGCTTCAAAAGCAGTTAGCGAAATCAAAAATCCATCAAGTGCATCTTCAGGAGGAGGTGCTACAGCAGCTCTGCCATCAAC